ATATTCAGGGTGTTCGTGTAATCTCGCTGCATATTTCGTATAGTAGCCCATTTCAAATCCAATACTCTGTTTATCAGCAATAGGTTTAGTTCTCCAACTATCTCTAAGTGTTCCTACATCTAAAGGTACTTGTCGCTCCGACTCGTTTCCTATTACTATCACTGCTTCTTCACTAGCTTCCCACAAGCCCTCAACCATCTTTTCTACTAGCTCTTTAGCTTTCTTAGGAACATCATGCTCCCATTCTATATTAACCTTCGCCATACCGTTTGCAAATCAATTTAATATCCCTCGTATGCCCTACTTCATTCTTTGGCTTCGCTACTGCTAATACTAAATAATCTATATCGTTATACCCCAATTTCTGTCCTATTTCTGCGTCTTCATCTATTGGCAAATGAACTATTAAATCGCTCATAACTCTGTTTCCTCTAGGGTCTAATACTTCCGAGGATTTTTCTATAACACGGGCTTTAATAGTTGATCCACTTTCCCATGTTTTTTCTCCATAGTCGTTTCTAGCTTCCGAGTCATAAATTGTTACTGCATCGTTATATACCATTGTATTAAACTATATTTTATCTACCATAATTTTATACTATCAATTTACCCCTTCTATTAACTAACCCTCTTAAATACTCCCGAGCTTTAGGTGCTATTTCTCTTCTAGTACCCTTAACAGTTTCATAATCGTAACCGTCTATATTCTCTGAGGTCTTATCAACTCCACTAATAAAGAAGTCGTCCCCCATTTCTATCATATACTGAACTTGTGCTAATGTTGCCTTTTTAACTTGCTCAGGAATATACTTGTAATAAACATTGTCTATTAACTTGTAATCTATACCTCTAGGAAACTTTGCTAATTGATATATTCTATACACCGAAGTTGTGTCTATAGCACTTGTAAAAGCACTCTGTACTGTTAGCACACCCTCTGTATTATTGCTAATTATCACTTTGGATTCTCCTGAATTAGTACCACTTATAATCTCTAAAAGACAATAACTAAGTATGTTCTCCGTTACCGAATTAACCTGAGAACCTGAACGTGTATCTTCTAAGGTAGTTGTAGTCCCTCCTGTAGCGACACCAGACCTTTCGTACTTCATAAAAGCATTTTGAAAACCTATGTACTTGTCAATTATTTCTTCTGCTAATTCTATTCGCTCTATTGCTTCACTTTCATCGGTTATCGCAATATCACAATAATCTTCAACCTCAGATTTCGTTGCGTAACCTCTTTTTGTTTCTATCATATTTACTTTGAATTAAATTAACATTTAGGTTTTCGTGTCTTAACCTTGTAGGATTTTTCTTCTATATTATACCATTTTGAGCTATTATCCTGTTGCCACAAAGAACCCTCCTTATCATACCAATCCTTTGTATCTTTAGTTTTCCAATCTTCCTTAGTGTCTGAATACCACGGACAACCCAGTCCAATAATATACAACCCTCTCTCACTACCCATATTCGCATCTATATATATACCTCTTTCCGAATAGGTATCAATATACCCCCAGATATATAAGTTCCTGTTAGAATCGCTTGTAGCGACCCCAGAGGCATATATCTCCCTCTCCTCGTAATCAGTTAAGCAACCCTCAATCCAGAGTCCAATTTCGGAAGTATCACTAGACCCTGCTCCTATGTAAATAGTTCTTTCTGAACTACTTGTACCAATTCCAGAGATATATAGTGTCCTTACACTCGAACCTCCCAGTCCTCCTATTATGTAAAATCCTCTCTCAGAATAAGAACTACTAGAACCCTGTATATACAATATCCTTTCAGAACTGTTTTCGATGTCAATTCCCTCTAGGTAAATGGCTCTTTCACTTATTACAGATTCACCCTCAAGATATAATGCTCTCTCGCTATTAGAACTGGATTGTCCGTATACCCATAATGCCCTCTCTGAACCATCATCAGTAGTCCCCCAAATGTAAATGCTTCTCTCTGAACCTCCTGCTAACTTACCCTGAATATAAAGAGTCCTCTCCGATTGAACTCCATACCTCCCTTCTCCATATTTGATTGTTCCAAACTTAGCCACACTTTTTAGTTTCTCTTAAATTATAAACCTTGCTTTTGTTCTTTCAAGCCAGTAGTTACTCATAATATCATTATTCTTTATCTTGCTCTTTAGGTAATTCTGCTACCTGCATTTGTATGACCAAACTGTATGTGTTGTCGTCACGCATCTTATACGCTGGAACTGCTAACAGTTGATAGCCATACTCTTGTACTAGCTCATTATATTTAGAAATAAACTCTTGAGTTTTATTTTCAACTGGCTCTACAGTTGTTTGTTGTTTAGTCTGCATTGTAATGCCCTACTAAAATTATATATCGCTAACTGCATCTGCAAAGAATGCTAATGATTCATCCCTAGACTCTCCTTCTTCGGAGACTTCTTTACTAGCTTCTGCTATCGCTTTTTCCTTTAACGCTTCGTAAGCTGTCTTCTTAACTTTGTCTTTAATTTTAGTATCGTCCTTCAATATTTTATCATTGAACTCACTACCCAAATCTATTTGAAACTGGTCTATGACTGCTGTAAGGTCTGCTAACCTTGTTTCTCTATCCTTATATAGACCGAATGTAGCAACTGCGTCTGCTCTGTCTGCATTACAATCAATCTGTAAAATTCGCCAATACTCACACTCAGACCCTTTTCTTTGTGTTTTCTTTATAATTGCCATAATACTCTAAACTAAATTTAACTAAACTCATAACTCTATTATACCTTAAGCACTACTGAGAGCCTCCCACCCAGTTGCACCTCCAACCATCAACTTATTTAATGTTAGGTCAAAATACAATCCACCTTTAACATAAGCTGGAGCAGAGGCAGTTGCTGCCTGTAAGGGAAAGAATACACCAGTACCAGAAACTTTTACTAAAACTGTAGCACTTGAGTTTTGAATTTCTACAAGGTTAGCTGTCTGGGTAGCGTTACCTTTGACAATGAGTTGTTGGGTATCTGCTGAACCTACTATATGAAGTTTAGCTGTTGGAGCTGTTATCTCGATGCCGACGTTGCCTGTAAAGTTCCAATCTGTTCCATCATTTTGTGCTTTTATTGCCCCAGTACCATTTGCCAGAATAATATTATTAGTCAAACCAGCAGCAAGTCCAGTAACATTTGCTCCTAAAATAGTATTACCTGAACCATAAGTTATACCTCTGCCTGTATTGTAACCAACCCCTGTATTAGAAGAACCAATGGTGTTGGAGTGAAGAGCAGCATATCCCTGAGCAGAGTTTCTGATACCTGTGGTGTTGGAGTAGAGAGCATACACTCCCTGAGCAGAGTTGTAGCTACCTGTGGTGTTGGAGTAGAGAGCATACATTCCCTGAGCAGAGTTTTGGCTACCTGTGGTGTTGGAGTGAAGAGCAGCATATCCCTGAGCAGAGTTGTAGCTACCTGTGGTGTTGGAGTAGAGAGCATACATTCCCTGAGCAGAGTTGTAGCTACCTGTGGTGTTGTAGCGGAGAGCAGCATATCCCTGAGCAGAGTTGTAGCTACCTGTGGTGTTGGAGTGAAGAGCAGCATATCCCTGAGCAGAGTTTCTGCTACCTGTGGTGTTGGAGTAGAGAGCCTGATAGCCAACTGCGGTATTATAATCGGCAGCGTCAGTTTTACCTGTAGAATTATTAGCCGAGCCAGCTTGATAACCAATCCAAGTATTGTATTGCCCTAAATCATACTTACCAGCTTGGTAACCAATTTGAGTTCGCCAGTCAGCATTGGTAAAAGAGATTAAATCATTAACTTGAAGTAAATTATTAGGGGAGGTGGTGCCGATGCCGACGTTGCCACTTGTTGGCTGTAAAATCACATAACTTGTTGTCTTTGTGGCGTGGGTTGTACTTTGAATGGTTATATCGTCATTAGCTAATATTCCGCCATTTATGGTTGGGGTGTGGAGAACGGGAAAAGTAAAAGTACCTACTGTGGTTTGTGGGGTGGTTTGGTCTATATTCAATTTGGCTGTATCTAAACCACTATAATTACTATTTGTGGCATTATCTCCTGTATTTGTTCCCGATAAGTTAGCGAAAGTTACTGTATCATCTGTATCTAAACCTAAACTATCCCTAGTTGGTATAGTAGGTGTATTAGTTAAATCATCGTAATCTTTGTCCCAAGCCGTATATACTGGGTCTGTTTCGGAAAAATGATTTACTTTGTAATCCAAAGAGTCCGTGTCAACACTTCCATCAATACCAACTTTATCCTCTAAATTATTTACATGCTTAGCTAAAACGTCTGTTACATTGTCAACTGCTTCTGTTTTAGCTGTTGGAAAATCTGCCATTTCTAAAAATAAATAAACTTATCTAACCCTAAAATAGGGATAAAACAAAGGTAATCAATACCCAATACTAATATTTTATTGAAGTTTCTTTTTGTCATCTTTATGTTGAACATAATTTATCCA